GAACTTCAGCTTGTGCTCGGTCATCGCCTGGTCGCCCATCAGCTCGCGGATGATCGGGGTCAGCCAGCTCATGCCGCGGAAGCGGGCGGCCGGGTCGGGAATGGGCGCGAAGTGCGCGACCTCCTCCACGAGTAGCGGTAGCGGCTCGTAGCTCGAGTGGGGTCCGCCGGGGTGGTAGAGGTAGCCGATCACGTCGGCGTCGAGCTGCGCCTCGGTGGTGTCGGGCGGCTGGTCTGAGCCGAGGATGATCGTGACCCAGTCGGGGCGCATCCGCCGGATCTGCTGGCGCCCGTCGACGTAGCGGATCGCCGCGTAGAAGTTGCCGGCGATGTCGGCGTCCTGGATCGTGCGGGTGAGGAGGTCGCCGGTGGTGCCGTTCGGCCACGGGTTCTCGAGCGGTGCGAGTGCCGGACTGCCGAAGAGATCGCCGGGGCGGCCTCCGCGGAGCTGCCGGAACTGGAACCGGGCCTCGCTGAACAGCATCATCCGGGCGAGCATGCAAGCGAACACGACCCCGTTCGATTTGTAGGCGGCCTGGAGGTAGCCCTCGAAGCTGGGGGCGGGCTCTTCCTGCTTGTTCGAGCCCATCGTTGAGAGGGTCGGCATGAACGGGTAGCCGAGGCCGCCGTAGCTGAAGTAGCTGACCCATTCGTCGAAGCCGAGGGCGGGGTTGTCGGAGCGGGCGAGCGCTCGGCCGACGCGGGAGCGGAGACCCATCCCTAACCCCACGCCACGAGTGGCTCGAGGCCAGTGCCGAATTCACCAGCGGCGGCAGCGTTGACCATCGACGCCGCCGTCAACGCGTCGATCACCCGGCGGTCCTGGTCGCCGCCCCGGCGGGTCTGCGACGGCCGGTCGAAGCGCGCGTCGCCGAACGGCATGATGTGCGTCACGGCGTTCAGCACATGCCGGGTCAGACCAGCATCGCCCTGGTGGTGCAGCCAGCCGTTGCGGAGCGCCTCCATGAAACGTTCGTAGTCGTCGGCGAAGAACTTCGGCGACTGCGTCCGCTCGACAACGCGGGCGCCGAGCTCGGACTCGATCCAGAAGGCGATGTCCTGCGCCTGCGACGTGTCCATCACGACGGTGTCCAGCGGGTTCCGCTGGTGGATGAGGACGAGCGCCCGCTCGATCGCTTCGGGGTTCAGCGAGCGGCCGTCGCGGGGCGGCTCGAGGATGGTGGCGGGCCCGAAGAGGCGGTACTCGCCCTCGTTCAGGTTGAGCCGGTCGAGGAACTCGGCGGCAAGGTCGGGCTGCGCAGGCCGCGGCTCCGAGACTGGCTCACCGTCGACCACGGCGCGCAGGTCGGGGCGGCGGCGGAGCGGCACCCACAGCGCCACCATCGCGGTCGTGTCCCACTTCCACGCGACATCGAGGCCGAGCCAGACCGGCACCCCGACCGGGATCTCCTCGGTCGTGGCGGCATCGAACCACTCCGACTCCTGAATCGCCGCATGCTCGCCGCGGGTCGGGAGGTTGCAGGTGAAGCGGCGCCAGTGCGGCAAGGTCATCGTCGGCGACCTGCGCTTGGCGGCGAGAGTGTCGGCGGTGATCTGGCTGAGCGGGTTCGCCCGCGCCACGAGGTCGAGGTCTTCGACGTCGCCGTCGGCGGGGACTGCCCATTCGTGCAGCACGATGTCTTCGGAGGCGGCGCGAACGAACGTCTCGGTCCTCGCAACGTCGGTTGCGGACTGCCGGATCTTCTCCCTGGTCTCCTCGAACTCGCCGCCCGGCTCGCCAGCGGTCGAGATCGCGATGATCTGCCCGCCCCGCTTCGACCGTTTCCCCGCCCAGGTCCGGTACAGGCCAAGGTGCTTGTGCCGGTGGAGCTCGTCGAGGATCGCGAGTAGCGCGATCACGCCGTCGCCGGTCCGCTCGTCGGCGGCGAACACCTGGATGCGGCTGCCTGTGTAGTGGTTGATGCGGCGGTAGCCGTCGAGGGCCACGAACCGCGGCACTTCGAGTTTGCGTTTCCCTTTCGCCTCCCGGGACTTCGAGTGGACGAGGTCGTAGAGGCAGGGGGAGCGGAGGATGAAGCCTTCGGCCTGGCGGTAGATGATGCCGGCCTGTTCTCTGGAGCTCGCGGCGACGGGGATTTCGGCGGGCATCGGTGCGAAGGCGCAGTAGTAGAGCGCCAGCCCGGCGATCAGGGTGGTCTTGCCGTTGCCTTCGGGGACGATCAGCCAGCATTCGGGGATGCCGGTGAAGAGGTCGGCGGCGAAGGCTTGCTGGAATGGTTCGAGGTTCCAGGGGTTGCCGTTGTCGAGGACGAGCTCGGCGGCCCAGTGGGTGAAGTGCTCGAGGGTGAAGGGGGTGCGGGTTTGGGTCGTGGTGGTCACGCGCCGAGGGACTGTCGGCGCGGCGACTCTGCTAACGTGCCGCCGCCTGGTGCTCCTCGGCTGCTCCCGTTGACGAACGAGGCGTCAGTCCACGCCTACCGCGAAAGCGGAGACGGGAGGGGCCTTGAACGACAAGTGCCGAGGGGCGCCGGGCTAATCCTTGTACGGGTCGAACTCGTCCTCGCCCGCCATGACCACACCGAGCGGTTCGAGTCGGTGCAGCACTTCGATGTTCGGATGGTGCGATAGGACCGCTTCGAGGCTCTTGTAGACGCCTGGCGCTTCGTCCGCGCCAGCGCCGAGGACGACGATCCCGCGCTCGTCCAGGTCGGCTCGTACCGCATCCCAGTCGATCGCGGCGGTCGCTTTGTTGCGGACCCGGATCTTCTTTTCGTAGGTCGTCCCGTCCGGCGCGGTGCGCGTCACCCGCTGCTTCATCCACTTGCCTGCCGCCTGCGTGCGGCTCATCACACGGCCCGCCCCGTGTGGGGCAGAGGCGAGCGCTCCGATGTCCTCGCCCGTACCGCGAACGATCACGGACACGTCGCCCATCGAGCCGCCGATGAACGCGGGGTCTTCGGTGAGCGGTGTCGCACCTTTGCGGACGACGATTAGGCCGTCTTCCTCCCAGGCGAAGTTGTGGTGGTTGTGAACCTCGAACGTCGTCTTAGTGCCGAGGATCCGTAGCACCTGATCCATGACGTAGTCGCGGCCGGCGTAGGCGTACCGCCCAGCTAGCTTCATCGCTTCCATGTAGAGGTCGCCCGTCTCGGTGCCGAGGTCGAGCACGGCCGGGGTTTCTTCGTCCTTCGCCCGCTCGGTTGGCGCGCGTCCCGCGGCGAGGTTCAGGAACGTCGTGGCGACGGTGTGCCCGAAGCCGCGCGAGCCGAAGTGGTTAGCGGCCCAGAGCCGCCCATCCTCATCCACGAGCAAGTCGACGTAGTGGTTGCCTGAGCCGACCGTGCCGAGTTGTGCCCGCGCCTTCTCCTGCAAGCCCGGCACGAGTTTGTCGATCTCCGACCAGAGCGGATCATCGAACAGGTCGTGGTCGATCGGCTCCGCGTTCGAGCGGCCGATCCCGAACGCGATCTGCTTGCGAATGTCACCCATGAGCCGCCCAAGGTCGTACTTGATGCCGAAGTCCACTTCGAGCTCTGTCCGCGCGGCCTTGTTTCCGCAGGCGATGTCGAAGCCGACGCCGGACGGGGAGATCGCGTCCCGGTAGGCAACGACTCCGCCGATCGGCATCGAGTAGCCGAGATGATGGTCGGCCATGAGCGCACCGGCCACAGCACGGTCGTCGCGCAGGCAGTTCTCGATCTGCTGCAACGCCCGCTGGTCGATCGGCTCGCCGAAGATGGAGGGCGCGTCGCTCATGCGATCAGCGGCTCAGACGACGAAGACTCAACCGGCACCGACCGACGCACCGTCGCCCCAGCCTTCGAGTTGCACGACTGGCACTCCGTCACCAACTCCTCATCCGCATAGTGCCTGCGCGGATCCAGCTGCTCAGCCAACGGCGGCTCATGCCCGACCGTCAAGTCCTTCCCGGCCCCGCAGCGGACACATTTGAACCCGTCGCGGCGGTAGATCCGCTGCCGCCGCTGCTTCGTGATCGCCCTTCTGGCCTGCCCGGCGGGCTGCGCGTTCCTGGCATCCTCCCACCGCTTATGGCAGCCGTTCACCAGGCAACGCCTGGAAGCGGGCTCGACCTTGTCGACGATCTGCATGCAGCCGATACACACCGTCGACGGCATCAGCGGACAGGCCAGCTTCCAGGCGGAGTGGCCGCAGCTGCAAGGGTTCTGTGGAGAGCGTCGGTCTCCGGCGGCCCGTAGATTTCGCCTGGCTCGTAGTCCACCGCGTTCTCCTTCGACACGGAGGCCCAGCCTTCGCAATCGTCCCCACCGCAGCGGCAGGCGACGACGATGCGGCCCAGGCCACGTAGTCCGGCGACGGACAGGCCGCTGCGTTCGGCATAGGCGCGCTCGAACTCGTCTGCGGTCATTCGTCGGCCCAACCGTCGTCATCCCAGGACGGAAGAGCAGGCGGCGTCCGCTCGACATCGTTGTGAATGATCCGGCAGCCCAGGATCCCCGGCTCCACCGTCGGCTTGCACCAGCAAAGTGAATGATCAGACGATGCGAGAACGTGACCGGCAATACAGTCGGGGCCGCTGCCGCGAAACTCGTGGGTGTCTCCTTTGTGCGTGCCCGGTTGGTCGTAGTGGTCGATGGCACGCTCGTTCTCGACGATAGTTTCGCGCCACCAGTCGTCCTCGAACTCGACGCCGCACCAGGGGCAGAAGGCGTAGTGAAGGTGCGTGTGGCAACTGCCGAGCGGAAATGACCCACGATCATCCAAGTCCGCCGGCGTGCGCTCAAAGTCGTGGGGCGTGCGGATGAGACGAGCGCATGAGCCGCAGAACAAGTGATCGGAGTAGTACGCAGTTCCCTTGTCGCTCAGGTATTGCCGAAAAGTCCGAACTCCGGTCACGCCGACATCGCCTCCCCGACCTCCGACGGCTCGGCCCGCACCGTCGGCCGCACCCCCTGCAACTCCAACTCCGCCCTGAGCTCCCCCAGAAGCCGCTCCACGATCCGGGCCCGGCCACCACGCGCAAACCGCAACCGCGGATGCTCCTCCCCCGCCGGCCGCCTAAGCGCCGCAACGTCCCGCACATCCAAACCCTCCCGCGCCATCGGCACCGCAATCGAAAAGTACGTCCAACGGCCCGACACCGACAGCCGCCCGACATCCACCGAATCCGACACGTCCCCCGACCACCGCTCCTCCGGCGCCACCTCATAACCCACCAGCTCGAGCGCCCGACCATACCGCGACCCCGGATACCGCGCCCGATACCAATCCGTGATCCGGTCATGAACCAACGCCACCACAAAATCCACAAACGGCCGCGACACCCACCCCGCCGACCGCGGACGCGACGCCGCCCTCGCCGCCTGAAAGAAGAGCTCCGCCAGCAAATCCTCCGTCTCCCGGCCACCCTCCGGGCCCAGACCACCCCTGTGATGAGCCCGCACCGCCGACCTGACCAGCGCCTCCACGTCACGCACCGGGCCACAGGAACAGCGCGCCTCCGGGCACTCGAAGGCGTGAAGAGCAAGCGGGCTCGAAAGCAACGTCATGGTGACGCCGCCACGCGACGCTCCTCGAGCTCAGCCTGCCGAACAGCCTCCCACTCCACCTCAAGCTCATGCCAAGCCGGACCATCGAAGTACCACGGCAACGACAGGTCAAGAGCGCGCATCCGATGACGAATCGCCAGCAGCCGCCACTCGAACTCGCCGAGCATCAGCCGATCCGACTCGCGCGCCTCCCGCACCCAAGCAGGCCCGAACACCGCCGCAACGTGCTCCTCGCTCATGCACTCACCGGCACGGCATAGTAGCCAGCCCACAAGCCAGCCCACTTGCAGAATACGCACCACGCTCTACCCACCCTGCGCCCCATCACGAATGTTTCTCGCGGAAACGGGCGAGGGCGTAGGTTGATCGTGCTTTTCCGTTGTGGGGGGTGCCCCCGTCATGCTGTGTCTTCTCCGTGGACGTTGAAGCGGTGGTCGGCTAGTAGTTGGGCGGTGGTGAACCCGAGGTTCTTGCAGGTCCAGGACGAAGCCGCGAAGCGCGACTGACCTAGGGAAAAGGCCGAGGCCCAGGGCGGAGAAACCTTGTCTGAGTTCCCTCCCTGGGCCTCTTGCGCGGGCCGCATTGGATCACCGAAGGACACTGGATCCGGCCGGTGAGGGGTTCAATTCCCCTGCGGTCCACTACCTTTATACGCCGTGGCGTATAGCTCTCATCCTACCCGCTGTCAAGGTCGGCGGGGCGGTTTCTCGTTAGCTGGCTTGTAGAGAAGGCGGCGCTCACCGAGCTTCCGGCCGAGCTTCCGCATCCGGGGTGGGGTCGCTCATAGCTTCCGTCCGATGTCTTGGGCGAGTCGGCTGATCTCGTGTACGCCGCTCTCTAATAGTTCTTCATCCTCAAAGTCTTTTGGCTCTTCTGGGGTAAGGGGCGTGGGCCGCGCGCCCGGGCGCGACTGCGCGCGAGCCTCGCTGTGACTCTCGTGTGAGTCACGTGGGTTGTCACGCGTGACGGACGGTGTGACACCGTCGTGACGCTCGCGTGACTTTCGCTTCCTTTCGGCTGCCTCAAGGCGTTTCTTCTCGATATCCACACGGGTGGGGTTGAACCTGAGGTAGTCGTGGATCCAGTAGCCGCCGAGGTCGTCGTCTCTGTCCCACAGCCCGACGGACACGAGGCGAGAATGCAAGCGTTTCGGGGCTGTCTCGCGAGCCCATCCTTCGGGGACGAAGCCGTCGGTCAGGTAGTTCGCCGAGTAGCTGATCGAGCGCGCGTACAGGCCGGCGCCGTCGAGGCCGGCGGCGACTACCTTCGGGTTCGCGTGGAACTGATCGTCAAGCGCGGCCCAGGGCATCAGTCCGTCCTTCCGTTGCAGTGCCTAGTGCGGCACGCTGAGCCTCGAGGTGGGCCATAGCCGCGCGGGCGCAGGAGTCGCAGACGACAGGGTGGAACGGGTTGGCGGGGAAGTCGTAGTAGGGGACGGTGGTGCCGCAGCCGAGCTCGCACGGCAGGGTCGTCCTGTCGCGGAGGGCTTTGTCGCGTTTGTGGGCTTGCTGCTTCTCGGCGGCGGATGGTGGCATCAGGTGAGCGTGACCCTGGTCTCGGTCTTGGCGGTGAGTTTCCTCGGC